GCTTTAATTCATCGATCTGAACATGGTGTGGCACTTTGTCAGAAATCTCTTTAACGATGTCCCTACCACCATATCTTGAGTTGCCAACTACTGTTAATCGCATTATGTTGTTCCTTGTATGAAACTTCTCTACTGTTAGGCCGTATCTCAATGCATCTGAGTGCGGCCCTTTTTTTACTTATCTTTCCAGCATGTCTCCCTAAACTCGCAAAACTTGCAAAGATAAAAGTCTTTACTGTTTGCGATGCGAGGTAGAATGTCACCCGCTTTAGAAGCAGTCAAGATATTTACGGCCCTGTCGCTGGATGACTGAGCCAACTGCTGATCGAACTCTACTAGCTCATAGTATATTTCACTGGTGTTTTTATTCACGACAGTAAACAGAGCCGGGTTTTCTGTTAAATCCATGTATGCCTGATACAATGCAATTTGCGTTGCATACACGGGATTTGCCTTTGCTACGCCCATACGAACGAATGCTTTGAACTTAGCATCGTTTGCTGACTTGTTTTCCCATAACGCGGGGTATGCCATATCAACTGGACCGCCGCATAAAACGCCGTCTATGTGGCCCCTGATTTCCCCATCTGCGATGGAGAACCCAAACTGATCGCCTTGCTTATCTTCTGTGCGTAGGTCAAATCCTGCGTCTCTAAACCACTTTGCTACATAGTCTTCGATGTTGTGACCGAACTCAAAAATGCGCAGTGTTTTTGCGCTAAAGCCAGATGATTCGTCTGGAGTGTAGTTAAGATAACGGTACTGCACTTTGCGTCCGCAATCTTCACCGATGCTAGATGCACCTAGATACTTTCTCTTTCCGCGCCGTTCGTTTTGTCTTTGTATTCCAGCATCAATCGCTGCAGAAATGGCCTCTGTCACTGGATTAGAACGGGATACTTGTAGATGGGAAAGTGCCTGTTGACTTAAAGTACTTGTCTTCGAGCGTTCCAACGCTGATCTCCTCAGATAGTGGTTTTGCCTCTTGCAGTGCGAATATTAAAACCTGCACTTGATCTTCTGATAGGTCACAGAAACGTGTGTCCCATCCAAACTTATCTAATATAAATGCCAGTTCTTTTATTGGCTCTGGTGCTGATAGTACCGTCAATTCATACTCTCCTCTGATGTCAGTAGCAGATCAAATATTTCGTCTGCGTCTATGTTTGGTTCTTCTTTATTTTTAAAATTCATAACAATCTGATGCGAATCGCTCATCGTAACTGTCACGCTTCCAAATAACATTATATCTTTAGACTTTCTTATTTCGGCATCGATTAACTCTGATATTTTGTTTTGTATATCTATGTATTCAGCGTTATCTTCGAACTCAATTTCCATGTCATATTCTTCAGTATACGTTTGTATTTCGTCTTTTTTACGCGCGATAAGAACATTGACATCGTAGTATTCCACAGAATCACTCCTCAGAATTGTTGTGCCTCAACCATAACGCCAATTCTGCCATAAGATACTTAAATTCTGACGGATGTATTTTGGCTACAAGTTCCCCGTCATACCACACTTTTAGGCAATCGTCATATACTGCCCATCTTGTTCTTACGTCTTTCTTCATAGGTGCTTCTCCACTGCTTTTTCGATTACAAATCTATTCCACATAAAGTTAAGCATGCATGCTGCTTTGTACTTTGTCCAAGAAAGGTCAAACGCGCTGACTTCAATGCCTTGTTTGCGCAAGTGATCGACCTGCTTTTGGCTTGGAATTTGATTTAACCAACGTCTTGTTTTCTTGGCTGCTTCCCCTTCTTCTATTGCGCGTAAGAAGTCATCCGCCGCTGCAGTGGCTTGTGTTGCTGCGCCAACAGAAAGAACGCGCAACCGACCGCCTCGACCTGTTACTTTTCCGAATGCAATGCTTAGGTCTGATGTGTTCGCAACGCCGACAAAGCCATCGAAGCCCATAGCCATGCGCAAAGAGTTGTCACCAAATAGATCAATCCAACGGAATGGTGACATCTTCATGAGGTCATACTCTGACATTTCGAAGTGTTCGAGCGTGTGCTTTTCCTTGTCTGCAGGTGGTATTTCGTATCCACAGACAGGGCATGTCATAACGCTCATAGGGATTTCGGCTTCGCACTCTGGGCATTCTTTTACAGGCGCAATGCCTTTCTGCTCTCTATCGTCCAGATTAACGCTGTCTTCGAGTGAGCCGTGGGTTAGAATGCTTGTGCCAAAGTCTAAGACAATACAGTCTTTCTTTTTAATCCCGGGAAACTCTTCTGGATCAATGGTGCGTAGGCCACGCCCAATCATCTGTACCATTGTGCCCTTTTGTGAGCATGGGCGTGTTAAGACAACACACGACACGGGCGGACTGTCGAAGCCTTCGGTAAGAACTGCAACATTCACGACGACCTGTATGTCGCCATATGTGAGGTTGTGCAGCAGTTCAGAGCGTTCTTCTTTTGGCGTTTCACCAGTGACCATTCCTGCACTGACGCCTTGACGCACAAATTCTGCAAGCAAATCTTCTGCGTGTGTAACTGTGCTGCAAAACACAACGGTCTTACGATCCCCTGCGTGGCCCTGCCATTCCTCAACAACGCGCTTGTTGATGACATCACTGTTCATGATGGCCTCAACCTGCTGCATGTCGTACTCTTTACCCTTTATGGTGACTTCGCCTAAGCGTTTGCCGACACCAAGGTCCATTGTGAAAGAGCGTGGGGTTACGAGAAAACCTTCACGTATGAGTGATGTGATTTCTATCTGATGTGCGCAGTTGTTGAAGACTTTGCGCAAGCCTTTACCATCGCCACGATTAGGTGTGGCTGTAAACCCTACGATCTCTGCGGTGGGGTTATCTTCTTTAACTGCGTTAATTACCTTCAAGTATGTGTCGGCTGCGACATGATGGCTTTCATCTACCACAATCATGTCGAACACTGGGCGATCACGCAGATTGCGTTCTCTCGAAATGGTTTGCACCATTGAGAATATTGCACTGCCGTCCCAGTTTTTCTCTGAGCCGTTTACAATACTTGTTGTGATGTCGGGGTTGATGCGCTCAAACTTTGCTTTGTTTTGATCCACGAGTTCATCGCGGTGCTGCATCACTAAAACTTTTTTACCGTCTTTGTGGCGCTTCCCTACGAGCGCAGAAAGCATGATTGTCTTTCCGGCTCCAGTAGGTGCGACAACAATTGTATTGCCATGTTTGTCGAGAGACTTGCATGCATCATCAATTGCCGCCTCTTGATAGGGGCGTAACATCATTTGGGAAACTCCATTTAGTCTAGAAAGTGAGGGGGGATTTCGCCCACGGCCCCCCTATCCGTGGTCTAGCAGGTAGGATATCACCTGTGCGCTAGATTATCTGTTTGCCCAAGATGGTGCTACACCGCCGGATGGCGCCTGTTGTGGTGCAGTTTGACCCGCTGCAGGGGTTTGCTGCACTTGCGCTTGTCCGGCTCCTATATAGCCCGTCTGGTTAGGCGTCATGGCGGCTGTCAGTCTGTTGCTGTCAGAATATCCATTCGTACCCTTCTTAACGCCAATTTTAGCGCAAATCTCCATACCGTTCAAGTCCATGATGCCTGAGATGTTTCGACGCTGCTGTGCGGCCTCTGACATATCAGTTGGATCAAGGCCGTTTGCGCTTTCAATGATCTGGCGCAAGGTACTTAGACCAATCTCTTTGGCTTGTGGAATGCCGCTCTGCCCCATCTTATCGCCATCGACAAAGATGCGATCCCAGAATTTACGGCGATCAAACTCACCACCAATAATTGTGAACTCAAGTTCCATCCACTTGGCTTTCGATGACTGTGATTGTTTGAACCATTGTCCTGCGCCAAACTCTGAAATTTCGATATCGCCCATTTTGACGACGATGACTGCACGAGCGATTGTCCCTGCAGGAATTAATGAAAATTCTTGAGGTCCATCGTTGACTGCTGCTGTATTAAGATTGATCATGATTTACTTCTCCTTGGAGTTCTGTTTGTGGGTTCACAAAAGTTAGTTCTGACTTGCGCTCAGTTGTTTGCATCTTGTGTATGAGCTTACCCAAGTC